AAAACGCGCCTTTAAGAGATTCGCGCACGCCATCCTTTGAGAGTCCGATGCTGATCGCGGCCGCGATTCCCGGAACTTGCACGAACGCAGTCGAAGCCGACGCACTGGTGGTGCCGGTTCCGATATTGGTTCCATTCTCGTAGAAGGTGACCGATTCGCTGGTAGTAAACGTGCCAGAGATTCGGCGAACAATCACTTGCGTCGCGGAAGATGGTGCATAGTAGGCGATCGCGATTCCACCGCCGGCCCCGACGATGATGACCCCAGCGTTGAATGATTGGGATGCCGTGAAGGTCATCGCGTAGAGCGGGACAGAAGTCGGATACCAACCCACGGCCGTGATAGTGGGCGTGCCCGCAGCCGCAGTGAACGTACCGCCAGTCCAGCTCCAAGAAGTCGAAGAGGTGAGCGAGGTGGCGTTGCCAAGGTAGTTCACCGCACCGATTTCACCCTTGGTGGCCCAGACGTATTGGGTGCCAGTGTAGTAGTCACCGACGACGAACAGCGTCGCGTTGCTCGTTCCCTGAGTCAACGTGGTCCCATGTGCGAGCTTGGTGCCAGTCGAAAACGCCGATCCGCTGACTTCAATTCGATACAGCAACTGACGCTGGAAACCACAGGCGATAAGCGGCAGATCGAATGCAGGACGCGTACCGGTCGCGGGAGTCCCGGTCTTGCCGGCGGCCTCCAAGGAAAAGCTGCACGAGCCCAACTGAGCGCCGGCCAGCGGCGACAACGGAGTGAAGCTCTCGCGAGCAACGTCCCGCGTATAGGTTTCGACCTCGAAAGTCATCGAAGGGTCGATGGCGAGGTACTTGCCGTTGGCGGCCAAGAAAAGACCGGCGGACGGAACAGTGCCCTCGATGGCCTCTTGCGCGATGAAAAGCTGTTGGAGTCTTGTCAGTGCCATGTGGTTCTCTCAGTACTTGGTGGTAGGGTCGCCGTACAGCGTTCGATACAACACCTGCACCGTGACTTGCGCCTCGGCCAGCGGGTTCGTCGGGTCGGCCTCGAAGACTTGATCGCTGAGGATCTTCGTCGTCAGCGCGTTGCCGCCACGAGTCCAGTCCGTGGTCAACGCAACACGCACGTCCGTTACGAGATCCTGCAAACTTGTCTTCCATGCGGAATCGTAGACGCCGCACACGATGAGGATATCCATCGTATGCTCCACGATGCCAAGCCGGCTGTCGTCGTGCGTCTCGCCCTGCGGCACGACGATCAGACACGGATAGGTCGGCACCTCGAAGGCGTTGCCGCCCCAGCGACGCACCGTGTTCGGCACCGTCTTGTACGTCGCCGGCGTCGTCGCGATCGCCGCGAGCACGGTGTCGATGTTCGACAAGATCGACTCTCGGACGGTTGTCGATGCCGGGTATGCCATCAGCGGATCTCCTCGAACGTCACGGTAACAGATCCCGTCTGCGAGCTGCGCCGCACGCGCTCGAGCGTGTCGTCGGCGAACCGAACGTCGAGCGCCGAACCACCGGGAGGCGTGTAGCTGATCGCGCCCACGGGCCCATCGACCAAGTCCCACACGCGCTCGACCTCGTCGAGGATTCCGTCCGAGCTGTCGTACACGAGATCCCAGCGCCGCAGCGCCCGCTCGTTGATCTGGCGGGCACGGCTCTGGCCGCTCTGCTGGGGAGCCTGCACAGCGCGCCGGATGCTGGTCTCGATGAGCCGGGCCGGGCACATGGTCCAAGTGTAGAGAGCCACGAGGTCAGCTCCCCGCGCGCGCCGCGGCACGCTTGACGGCCTCGTTGAATCGAACCACGCGGTCCTTCGTCACGGCGACCGATCGCCACGAATCCCGGAAGCCCAGACGAGGCGGGACCTCGACCGACTTCTTGAGGATCCACAGCCACTGCAAGTCGCTCGACTTGGGGTCGGCACGCCGCCGGCCGGGCTTGCCCTCCGACACGATGAACGTCTTGCCTTTCTTCGTGGTCAGGAAGTGGACCTGCTTCGGGTAGCGGGCGAGCAAGTCTCGCGCGCTCGGATACCGAGCCACGCCGGCAGCGGTCAGGTTGTCCGACAGTGGGATCGTCAGGTTGCGCACGCGCTTGGGCGTGATCGTGCCGCCGTACTCTTGCAGCCTCGCGTACTTTGTTCCTTGGCTGAAGACCAAGAGCGTCAACGGCTGGCCCTGACCAAGCCCGCCGCCCACCGTGTGCGAGAACGACTTGCGGAGCAAGCCGCTGCGATTCTGGAGCAGCACGCCTGCGTTCTTCGGGCCCGAGTAGCCGCGGAACCGCTTGGCTTTCATGTAGCCCTCGAAGAAGGCTCCATGCGCGCGGAACGCCTTCCGCATCTCGACATCCACCGCGCTCGGCAACTTCGCCAGCACGCGACGCAAGCCCTCGATGTCGAACGAGAACTTGCTCACAGCGCGATCCGCTTGTAGCGGTTCAGCGTGTACCGAACCTCGTCGAGGAACTGGTAGTCCTTCGTGAACTGCGTCGAGCTGTCGCCCATGGTCACGTTCCCACCAGGCGTCGTCCGGCGACGATGCAGGTAGGCCACCTGCAAGTCGCACGCCTGCGCGAGGTCCGCGTAGCTCGAGATCAGGTTCGCCGTCGTCGTCGCCAGACCGCCCGTGTACGTGACTTGGATGTAGTACGGCAGGATCGGCCGAGCCATCGACCCGGCCGTGAACGGCGTCCCTTGGCTCACCAGCCGAACCACGCCGGCCGTGTCCTCGAGGACGTAGTCGTCGTTCCGCACGAGCGTCGTCGCCGTCGTGAAGTCCGTCGTGTCGTTCAGCTTGATCGTGAACGTCACCGCTCCGTTCACGGGCGCGCCCTTCAGCGTCACCAGCCGGCGGGACAGCTTGATCGGATAGACCTCGACGCGCGAGGTCTGGAGGCTGTGACGCCGCATCTCGGCGTCGAATCGCTCCGACACCGACGTGATGAGCTGGTCGATGAGCGAGTCCTGCGACACGTCCGCATTCGCGATGCCGAGCAGCGTCTTGACTCGTGCGCGTGTCGTGTAGTCCATGGGTCAGAGCACCGCGGAATCGACGTTCGCAAGAGCGTCGGGGGTGATGTTCTCGTTGAAGAGGATCGCGACGCAGCTAGGCGAGATTGAAGGAACGTATGCCGTCACGGTCAGTCGAACGTAGCGGCGATGCTTGGATGCATCCACCAACGCAGGACAAGCCGTCAGAGCTTGATCGCCGGTGAAGGTGTAGGACGCGCTGGTCGGGAAGAACGTTGTGTTGTCGTCGCTGTCCTGAACCTCCAGCGTCATCGACTTGCCAGCGACCGAAAAGTCGACGTGGCAGATGAACAGGCAGGAGCGATAGCCCTGAGTGTCCACGCTCGTGAAGTTCGTGGGCGCAGCGGTGATGGTCACGCTGTTTCTGCGGATGCCGACAATCCGCATCTCGGACTTGTAGTCGTTTCTCATTGTGACACCAGAGGGATGAGGGACGCTGCCTCGCTGCTGTTGATCTTCCCGTATTGGACGGCCGTCACACCGATGATTGTGGTCGCGCCCGAATCGCGGGTGAACCTGACCCGCGTGTACCTCTTCGCGGCCTCGTGACGCACGAGGAACGACTTGGCATTCACAGTCGCGGCGACGTTCGCGCTCACGACTTCGCCGATGTCCGTGAAGTTGACGTTGTCGTCACTCTCCTGAAGAGAGGCCGTGTAGACAACCGCGGTCGCGCTGTATTGATTCAGAACGAACAGGGTGTAGCGATAGCCGCTCGGCTCGACCGAGACGCTATACACCGGCGTCGTGTTGCTGACCGTCGTCGCTCCAAGCAGCGACAAGGGCCGCATCGTGTTCTTGCCGTCGAAGTTCATCCCTCGCTCGCTTTCTTGCGGCCGCGCCGCTTGGACTCCACGCTACCTGATTCCGGCTTCGGCGCGTCTGGCGTGATCGCCGGCACCGCAGCCGTGTACCTGTTGAGCAGCGCCGCAGGCCACTTGGCCTTCGACGTCAGCACCGCGCCCACCGGCGCTGGCACGAGCTTGTACTCCTGTCCCGCGATCTCGCGCGCGACCCACGGGTCGTCCACGTCGAGCGTCTGGCCGGACAAGAGCCAGACCTTGTTCAGGCCCGCGGCCTTCGCGTCGTGCAGGACGTTCCCGTGGTTCACCATCATGAGCTTCATGCCGCGATCCTACAGAAGGAAGAGGGCCGCCGCCGCGCTCGGCGACGACGGCCCTCGTGCTCATCTCGACTGGGTCAGTCGATCGAGAACGACATCGTGTTCAAGGTCACGCCCGTGCCAGTTGCGTTCAGCAACAGGACGGTCACGCCCAGATCACACGCAGCCGTACCCACGGTCGCCTGAATCTTGATGTACCGGTTGCACTTGTCGGTCGTGCCAGCAGTCGCGCTGTTCAGACGGATGCGACCGACATACACGGTGTCGTCGTTTGCTGCGACGACTTGAGTGAAGGCCGCGCCCGTCAGGTCGGCATAGGTGCCGCCCGAGGTATCGGAGTCGCGCACGATCACATCGACCGTGCCGCTTGCGCCAACCGTACCCGCGTCGAAGATCACCACGGCTTCGGCGAAGCCCGCGGTGTCGATCTCTGCGGATGTGGCCACTGCCGCGCTGTAGTTGTCAGCCTTGAGGGCCTGCACAACTTTGTGGTGTGAACGGAAGTCCATTTGCATTTAAGTGTTCTCCTTTTAGTGGTTGTTCGTTAGTGGATCAGCTTGCCGTGGTGCCGGCGCAGAAGGCTTCGGGGTAACGCACGCCCACATCAACCGTCATGCCAGCGAGGATCTGGGTCTGACGCTTGGTGAAGTTCGTGCCCTCACGCGAGGCCGCGAGAACCATCGTGCCCCACTCCGCAACCATCGACGCAGCGAACGCACCGAGCAGGATCTTGTCGGTGGGCAACTGCGTGGACATCACATAGCGGTAGCCAAGGATGCGCTCGATCTTGCCCGCGTCGATGAACGGGCGAGTCTTCGGCTGGATGTTGGCGTTCGCGCTGGCGTTCTCCTTGTCCACCTGCTGACGCAACTTCTGGAAGAGAGTCGGGTGGATGGCCCACACGAACTCGCCGACCGTCTGCGCGTTGTCGAGGTAGAGCTCCTTCTCCATGTCGAGCATCTTGGCGTAGGCCGCGGCGAGCGACAGGTCGCCCACGCTAGCCACGCTGTTGATACCCGAGGTGTTGTAGATGCCAGTCGGCTGACCAGCGGCACCCGTGCCGTTGAACACCGCCGCGTCGATCTTGAGACCGATGTCGCGCGCCAGTTGAGTGCGCACGAGTTGCTCGGCACCAGGAGCGCCCAGCTCGATCAGACGATTCGACAGCGTGCAGAGCGCGAAGACGTCGTGCGGGTACAGGTCGATCTGTCCGAAGGACATGTCGCCGCTCGTGACGGCTTCGACCTCACCCAGCCAGTAGGCCGTGGTCGCGCCAGTGATCTTCGGGATCTGCACCGGCGAGCCATTCAGGCCCGACATGCGCACGGTGCCGGCCTCGAAGGCCACGACCGCCGCTTGCAGCAGCGGGATGATCTGGGCCGACATCACTTGGTTCGGGACGATGAAGCCGCCGAGCGAGTCGACGGTCGTCACCATGTCCTTCGTCACCACGGCCGAGTCCACCGTGCCGGCCGCGGCCGAGCACATCTCGTACTCGAGCGGAGCGAACTTCGCCACGTTGCCCTTCATCAGGCCGCCGATCAGCTTGGCGAAGGAGAACTCCTTCACCTCCTTGCTGTCCTGCGCCAGACCGGGCACCGCGAAGCGGGCCGCCTTCGCGTCGGCTTCGCGACGCTGGGCGTCCAGCTTCTCGTCCAGTTGCTTGGCGAGACGCTCGCACAACGCGGCGTCACGCTGATCCAGATTCGACTTGAGCTGGCCGATGAGCGCCTGCGACAGCGCCTCGACCGACTGGTTGTTGATTTCCATCGTTCTTTCCTCTGCGGTCTAAGGTTGTCACAGGGACCGAGCGACG